TCCCAGCACCACGACCGACGCTAGCGTTCTCCCACCACGTTGATAGATAGGAAGCTACTACCCGTTCTGTGCGATAGCCCCGGTATTTTCTGCTCTGTGACATTGATTAGGTCATGCCCTTCCAGCAGAATTTACTGTCCCGCATTTGTTGCAGTGCCATTCTTTCATCATCCAACGCTCACGCAATTGCTTGAATGTAGGAACTGCGTTGCACATTTGGCAGATGAGTTTGTAACCCAGTTCTTCTAGGGCTTCTGCATTTGCTCTAAGATTGGCTTCTTCTTCAGGTGTTGGGAATGACTCCCATTCACCATCTTGATTCATAAACTGAACGTGTCCCATCAGATTAACTCCTCAGCTGCCATGAGCAAATGCTCGGGTGTTATCAAGAAGCCACGGGAATTGTTTGGCTCTATATTGCACGTGATAGGTCTGCCGTACATTCGACAAGCCCAATCGACGTGGAATCGTGGCACAAGCATGACTGATTCTTGTAACACGAAAGCCCAGTAAGCGGCCTTGCTGACACTAAGTCCTGATAACTCCCATGATTGGGAATTGTTATACCAACACTCATACTCAACGTAGAGATTGCCAGTGTCAACCCATTTGCGGTCACGCTTGACCTCAACTGTTTTGCCGCCTGTAAGAAGCTCATTGACTAGCTGCTCACCTTCTGAGCCGTAGCGAAAGTCTAAGTCGAAGTCAGACTTTAACGAGTTCTCGGTTGCCATGACCCATCCTTTGCAATCTCGTACCAAATGGGTTCACAACGTTCCGCTTCACCAAGAATATGATTCATGCACCGCCAGTGACCCCAGGGTTTCCCGGCCTTCGAAACACCGGTCTTCCACCGCATCTCGCCATGCTTGCAGGTCTGAATATCCTTGTCCGTTGTGCCTCCAATAATCGATTTGACCATGTCTACGGCTTCCTCCACTGTCGCAGCTGGTTCTGCTGCTCTGATTGTCCATGGGTCATCCTCCTTTGCAACAGGCACATATTCGCTTGCCGTTTCTTTAAGCTTTACTTTAGTTTCCTGAATCATGGCATCTCTTTCCTTGACTCGATTAACCTTCGCCGCTTCTTCACGGCTGATTGATTTCTTCTCTGTGCCTATGTCTGCATTTTTACAGGCAACCCCAATGGAGCTGGTCTCGCAGTTCTCAAGCGCGAAATCTCTGTTGACCCCTCGCTCAGCTGTAATCTCTCGAGCGTAGCCTGTAGAAAATGGTCTAGGGTCTTCGTCATCGCGGTAAAGTTCGGTCTTAAAGATGACGCGGGTTGCGTCTTCAAACACCAAATGCGTCAGCACCCGACCCATCGGAAACATTTGTCTAAAAATCCTAATTCTTTCAGCGACTGTGGTGTATTCATCCAGGTTAAACATTAATCAAGCTCCTCTGATAGTGCGAGTTCTCCGGCGATTGCTCCATAACCGAGCAGGTCAACCCAGTGGTCGAGCAAGTATGGGCTTTCTTGAGTTCGACTGATTTTGACCAGCTGCATAATGACAGCGACCTGATAGTCGTGAATTGGAATCTCGAGATAAGCTGATAAGAGCATCCCGGTACGGCGCAGGTTGTCACGAACTTGACCATGAGTAGCGTTACGCGTGTTGATGGTGTCGCTGGCATTTTGTAAGAGTTCATTTGCTTTCATCGCCCCACCTGTAATGACTCGTAATACTTGCGGACTGCCTTGCGTCCCTTAACGTAACCATCATGATAACCGCTGTAGCGACCCAGTGCGAAAGCCCCAATAACCAGGGCAAGTGTGATGAGCTGAGCAATTGTCATGTTAATCCTTCCAAACATTTGACTCGTAGTTGGTGAGGACAGCCCATTGACCAGTGAAGTCATCGGCCTTGACTGCATAGGATTGTTCAAGTTCACGCAGAATCATCTTGGCTGCTACGACTGAAGCGTAATTGTCAAACCAGTGAATATAGCAGTATTGCCAGTCTGATTCAGCTACCTGGAAACGTCCTTCTTCGACCTGCTCAAGCCAAGTCTTCTTTTCCCAACGCATTGAAGTAGTTGATAGATACTCGAAGTCTTGCTCGAGTTCTAGCATATAATCTTTAATCTTTGACATTTTGAGCCCTTCTGTAGCTTGCACTTTGCCGCTACAAGAAGAACGATACAGCCTACCTAAGACGACACCCGCCCAATTTTGGTAACAATTTGATAACGATTTCAGACGGGTTTTCATCCTCCATATAGGGGATGGCGATACTAGCGGGCGCGTCCATAGACCTTTCCGTTGACAATAAACGTTCCATTTTTCTCAATGTAAATCAGGTCAACTTGGACATTTGACCCTTTGACATACATGATGGCAAAAGCTTGCTGCCATTGGGCGCTACCACGGGTATATTTTGCAGCAGAAAAATTCATGAGGTTGCCCACTTCGACCCCGTGTAAGGTGCGCCCCATACGACCCCCCACAGACTCGCTGTAAGCCGTTCTGCCGGCTCTATGGGTGTGACCTGATATGACTGACTTGCCGTAGCGTTTAGCGGCCTCTATGGCGCTCATACCGCCGATTTGCTTGATAGGCGTATGGTCTCCGTGAACGGCTACCCAACCAGGCGCAATAGGCATCGGGTCGCGCCAAAACTTTATCCCAAGCTCATCGAACTTCATAAACTTTTCAAAGCGCAGCTCAGGCAGGGACAAGAAGCTCGGAATCTTCTTCATGATGATGTTGTACAACCTATCCGTGTGATTAGAACGGATGCAATCAGAAACGCCCAGCTCCCATAATAGCTCGACGCAGCGGTCTCGGTCGTCCCCCAGGGTTTGCTGATAGGCCTCGGGTGTCCCGTCACTCCATTTTGAGATTGTATTAAAATCTATTTCGTCGCCGATTGTTACAACCTGGTCAGGCTTGAAGGTAGAAAGAAAGCGGGCAATATTGCGTGTGACGTGCACGTCTTCGAAAGGGACTTGCAGGTCGCTCAAAATTACTATGCGCTTAATCATCGTCCTCATCTTCGTAGGGGATGCGGTCTATGCGGTTAGGCAGGTCAGGAATAATCCAGTCAGGGAAACTTTCATGGTCGGTAATCATGAATAGAGCTATGCCCTCAGTGAATCCGGCTCGTCTAAGACTTTTGTAATACTCGTTCAGCGCGATGCACCAAGCATCGAGAGCGTTGTAAGTGTCTAGGTCTATGACCCTTTTCTTAGCCATGGCTTTATTATCGGTCTAGAAGTATGTTGTAAATCTCATCGACACGGCTATTGAGGCGTTTAATTTCGGACAGTAGGTGAGTAATGACGTACCCTGCCAAACCTCCCAGGATGCCTAAGCTCGCAAAGTAAAGAGTGAAGAAGTCGCTTTGGCTCATCGTTTAGGGCTCGCATATCCGAAGACACCGGAGCAGACTGCCCACAAGACAGCACGATAATCCAGGGCAAAGTCACTGCCAGCCCAGGCAGCTAGGAAAGCTCCGAGAGCTAGGACGATAGGGTTTTTCATGTTCATTTATTTTCCTCCGAGAAGTGGGACTTGAAAGAATGAGCCGTCTGTATCGCCTTTTCGAGTAAAACTAACATGGAGATGCCTAGTATGCGGATTGATTCCACGATAAGTGACCCAACGCCATAAGGATTTTGCTGAGCAAATCTTGTGGTTGAAGATGATGTACTTGATGCGCTTGTCACCACGTTTTGCAGCAAGTCGTATTTGGTCTGCAACGTCAGGCATTTCGTCCGGGTGTCCGCCGTCATATAGATTCCGGTCAATATCAATGGCTCGGACGATACCTTCTGAGTCAGGATTGTGGTCAGAAGCACGTGATGAATGACGAAGGTCGCCAATCCATCCATCGCTTTTCCTTGAGCGTTGAGAGTAACTATCATCAAATTGCTCTCGCAGCTGCTGACCCGCTTTGCATAACTTAGGACTCATGCCAATAAGAGCTTGGCTTCGTCTGCTGTGATGCCTAGGCGTTCCAACAGCGCAGCCTTAGCTGCTGCATTGGCTGCTGCCTGTGCTTCTTCTTCTGCCTTCTTCTCGGCTGCTAACTCTGCCTGATAAGCAAGTTCTGCAACCTCGGCATCTGTTAGCTCGATGACAGTTTCTACGCCTGTCTCGCAGTTGATTTCGATTCGTGTTGGATTAGGCATTTTTGACTCCATATAGGTAGGCGGTTGAGTATTGCTTAAAAACTGTTCCACCATTGGGCTTGAATTGAATTGAAGTGATGGCAGAAGTTGTTGCCCACAACAGGGCATATAGACCAGAGAACGCACCTGTCGCATTTGTTTCATTAACTGCATCTATTGAATACGATTTATTGGTGCTTCCTGCATAATTTGGCATATACAAAGAGCCATTTCCAAAGGTATTAGCGGTAGCGCCATCTCCAACAATAAAGGAAGAAATTGTGTAAGTTGCAGAGGAATCACTAGCAGCAGCAGAACCGCTTCCATAAAGTCTCCTTGATGAATAAGTTGATGTGCTGCCGTTAAAAGTAATCTCTGCATTATCGGCTGCTGAACCCGTGTCACTTCTTAGGGAATAAACAATTTGCAAATCTGTGTAAGTGCTAGGGATTGAGGTAAATGAGATTGTTGCCGCCCCACCTGCTCCAACTGTGCTTGATGCGATTAACTCAAATGTATTTGGCATTATGCGCTCGCAATTCCGTAGAGGGTAAAGGTAGAGCCAGTTGGAAAGTTACCAGCATCAGGCACGAATGTTATGGTAGTAATAGCGGCGGTGTTACGCCACAGACTAACCATTCTATAAACTCTGTCATAAAGTCCATCACGAGTGGCACCTAAAACTGTCTTGTAAGTAGTTGAATTGGCGTAATTCATAATATCTACTGTGGACATATTGTTACCAAGAGTCGAACTAGAGTTGCGCAAAGTAATTGCATTGACATTTGTTCTGCGCTCTGAATTGGGACTCGTTCCCGCCCATATTTCTGTGGCTGAATAGTTATTACCTGAATCAGAATTAAATCGCATATAAGTTTCTGTGTTGACTGCTGTTACAACTACAGCACGAATGTCTGTATAAGAGCCAAGACTTGAAAATGAAACCGAAGCCTGTGCGCTTCCAAGCGTGGTAGTCGCTATCGGGGTATAAGTGCTTCCTGCTGGCATTTGTTACCCCTTTATTCCGTAAAGTGCGAACTGGCTGTATTGAGTAAGCGGACGCCCTGCATCCTTAGAAAATACTTCAATAGATGTTATGGCGGCAGTATTGCGCCACAAAGAAGAATCAAAAAGAATGAGACCGCTGCCGTTGGTATCCATACCATTTAACGACCGCGTGGTTGTGTTTTTGTTTGTGTTGGCATAATCTAAAATATCCACAACAATGCCGTTAAAAACATTAGTTGCGCTTAGGTAATAACCCACAGTTGCTTGGCTAGTGCTGACCCCTGCTTCTGCTACTACTGATGCGCCGTTTCCGTAGATTCTGTGATAAGAATAGTTTGAGCCAGTATCTCCGTTAAAACGAAAATCTAGTTCGCCGCTGCCGTTGGCTAGTTGCACAAGACCGCGCACCTGCAAGTGCTTAAACGTGCTAGGGATTGACGAAAACGAGATAGAACTAGACCCGCCCGCGCCGACTGTTACTGTCGCGATTGACTCATAACTCGTGGTTGAGGCGGCTACGCCTGTCCCATGAATCGCAGCAATTTGATTAAGCAATTGCGCCTACCACGTACCAAGTGTCTGTGGCTGTCTTGATGCAGACTGCGCTCTTGTACTGTGCAAGGGTTGGCTGAGCAGCGGTAGCGCCCGAACTTAGAACTGTCGTAGTTCCTGAAGTCACAGCTTTGATGGTGCAAGTGCCAGCTCCGATGTTGAGAACTGTGATGGCTGTTCCCACCGGGAAGGCCACGGAAGCGTTGGTTGGGATGTTAAAGGAAATGGCTGTCGCCTTATTCATAAGCTCTAGCAGCTGATACTGGTCAGCGAGGACGGCTGTGTAATCAGTGGTGTTGGCTGTTCCCACTGTAAAGGTAGGGAGCGAATTGTAAGTTGCGGCTGTTAGTACGTCGCCTGTAGTGACTGGAAAGGTTGCCATGTTGCTCCTAGTAGCTCAATGTAGATTGTCCGATTATACCCCAATTAGAGCTGCCAATAATGAAAGCGTCTAATATAGGTTCTAGCGTGGTGACTGTAACTTGCATTTTGTTGGGCGCGATGTCCCAGGCAAATCCGTGGCTTTGAAGGGTCTTCACAATTGTCGAACCTTCTTGAGTGGTGTTGGTTATTGTCAATAAATCAAAATAGTCGAGCCCAATCATTGTGTCGGTTGGGACGGCAGGGTCTAGCAAATCGACTGTCATTTCGTCAATTCTGATTGTGGTCTCTTTGCGGGTGTTGACGTAGTTTTGAGCAATACCCAAAACGATGTCGTCGGTTTGTGCTACAAGGTTTTCTTGTGTCAAAGAGTGTGGAAAGTATTTGTCGATTGAAGATTGGCTGAAAACGTTTTGAGTCGTACCGCCGCCAGCGCGGGTGAACTTCACGTCATTAATAATGAGTTTGTCATCGAACTGATATTTGACGGCGCGGTAAGGGATGCCGCCTGTCTGATTGAATTCAATCGGTGTCGCTGCAAGGGTTGAGGCTACTTGGCTGCGAGACTTGAAAACGGCAGTGCCGTCCGGTGACATATAAAATGCCCCCAGCCCTTCTGAAAATTCTGCGTTTTTGACAGCTTCTAAGCTTGTGCGAATTGTGCCAGGGTCGGCGATACAGGTTGTCACGCCTGTTGAGATTGAGCGCATTGAGGTAGGCCATTGAACGTCATCAAGAATCTTATTGATGCGAGTACCTGTGTCTTGACCAGCTGCCGTGTCTGCCACTGTTGCCACGTTAGCCATCTGCAAAAGGCGAAAGCCGTCACTGCAAAGGATGTCAACGTAGGCAGTTTCCTGGCCTTGAGGGAAGTAGTAGCGGTAGTCGGTGACGTAGCCTGAAAATAGAAAATGCTCAGCTGTATCAGTTGTAGCTGAAATGCGTAGCTTACGCAGTGGAGTTAGATAAGGATAATACGGCGACGTAGTAGATTGCGGGTTGAAGAAACCTTGAGGGTCTAATACGCGAACAACGGCAGTCCCGGCTTCAAAAGTATCTTTCATGATGTTTCTACCACGGCGAACCGAAATAGAATAGACATTTGGAGTCAGGTCAACTGTTGGAATTACAACGTCAGATGAGCCAAATCGGCTCACTCCAATTACGCCGCTGTCAGGTGAACCGATAATGAAACCCGCCCCGAACGTTGCTCCCGAACTAAAGTCGAAGCTAACAGCTATTTGAGCAGGTAGCGTCACAGGAAGAAGCCCGTTCTGCGCTCTAAGTCTGCAATCTTGCCATTACTTAAAGATTTGTTTTGTAGATTCTTTGCAATAGCGTCAGTCAAATCACCTTCGCCAGTAATCCTTAACTCAATCGGCGGGATATAAACGTCAGTCATGAGAGGATTGCCAGCGCCATAAGTGAAGTTACCTGTTGGTATTGTGCCTATATTGGTGTCAGGGAATGAAGCGCCTGGGGTGTTATTGCCCCCAAATGAAAAGCCTGGTGACCAGGGTTGCCCAATAGGTACGCCACTCACGCTTACATTGTTAGCAGCTGAAGCTGTAGCGGGTGCAAGGTTCGGCATTTTTAGGCTGTTGAGCTTTTCCTGAAATTTGATAATCCACTCATCTAGGAATGAGAAAGGATTTTTTATTTTTGCGTCTCCGATAGACAAGAAGTATTGATACAACCCGCCTGTCTTATCCTGAGCCATAAGAATGTCTTTGGTCAGTTTAGTAGCTAAGTCAGCGTTGCCATTCAAAATTGCGGCCTGAGCTTCAAGACGTTTGCGGTCTGATTCAGAAATGTCTCGCCTTAAAGCTGCCAGGATTTGAATTTGGTCTAAGTCAAAGACTGTGCCAGCCTTCTTGAGTGCAGCTTGCTTCTTCTGCTCATTGGTAATCTTCTTGAGCGAATCCATCTGTTGCTTGTAAAGCTTGGCTTGTTGCGCTTCAATCTTTTTAAGAGCTGCGTCATTAGACATTGAGCGTCTAAATAATTCTTGACCAGGCTGAGCAGCTGGCGCTGTCTGCTGAGGTTGTGCTGAACTAAAGCCCAGGTAAGCCTGTCCAAAAGCTGAGACCGCTTTCTTTAGTGTGTCTGCCATTTCAATAAGGCCAAGACCAAAAGCATCAATAAGAAAACCAAGACGGCGAGCGCCTGAAGATTGGTCGCCGGATGCGCCCGCTAAAGTAAAGAGTGCTTTGCCAGCATTTTCTTGAAGGTTAGACCAAGCTAAAGAAAGTATGTTTAATTGCCCTGCGTAGCTGTTTAGGTAAGCTGCGCTCGAGCCTGTGAACTTGCTATTGAGAATATCTTGTAGCTCAGCAAATGATTTAGTCTCTAGCTGAGCCTGTGTCAAACCAAGTGAATATTTGCGAAGTGAGCGAGTCTGACCATAGTAAGCTTTTGCCAAGTCTTCTGAGACTGAGCCCAGGGATTCGCCTGTACCGCGTGAGACTTCCATCGCTGTATTGAGGATAGATTGTGACTGAGCAATAGAGCCTGTTTGCTGCAATAGGCGCTGAAAGGCCGGACGAAGCTCATCGTCTGCGATTTTGCTTGTCTGCTCGAGATTCTGAATGTAGTCAGCGATGTAAGGATTGGCGAACTCAAGCCCTAAATTCTTGACTGCTACTGTCAGTCTGTTTGCTGCCGCTTCATCTGCGACGAAAGCATTGAGAGAAGTCTTGGCGAAGCGACCAATAGCATAAGTGCTGAAAGCTATACCCATGCCGCGGCCTAGCTTGGCGACTGTTTTTTCTAGTCTTTGCGCAGCTGTCGTGGCTTGGTTGAAAGCGGCCTTGCCTGTAAATTCTGCCGCAATATTTATGGCTACATTACTCATGCGGCTCTCCTTATATCGACCATCTCGGTGCGCTTATTAAATTGCGAGGTTGTGCTTTCGATTGCCTTAAAGACAGCCGCGTTGGCTTTGCCTTGAGTTTTAGCCCAGGCTCTAAAAATCAAACGGCCTGTGTTTTTCTTTGAGCCGTAAAGCTGACCAAGATTAGAAATGAACTGATTGCCAGCATAAGGATTGACAGAGCGTGAAACACCCTTTGACGCACCTCCGGCGCTTGGCCCGACCCAATCTTGACCTTGTCCATTCTTGCGTCCAGCTGTTTCAAAGATTGCTCCGGCAGCTGATTTGTTTTGAATTCTGATTGCGTTGACGAACCCGAATCGATTTGGCTTGCTTGGAGTTGTCTTGTAAATAATGCCACGCTTAATTTCCTGAGCATCATAAATAGGAAATGAGCCCTTGCGAAACATAGAAGTAGCGCTTGTGATTGTGCGATTCTGAGCTGAGCGCCATCCGGACATTGGAGATTGTGAAGGTACAAAACCCCTGGCATCTGCAACGATTGGCTTTAGGACGACACCTAGTTCGCGGGTTAGCTCTTTAGCCAAGTCCGGCGCGTATTGGTTAAGCGCCTTTCGAAGTGCGACCGCGCCGACTACTTCTGTAGGCATTTTCCCGCTCCTTCGCTAAATCTTTCAAAACTTCAATGTGTGCCTTAAATGCTTCAGGTGATAATTCTATGATGGAGCTGAACGGGACTCCGTACTCGTAGCTAAGGCGAGCTGCCAAGTACGTTATCGAGTCCCGTCCAACTATAAAGGGTCTGACTCTAAGACTTCGACTGATTTCAAAGTCTCAAGAAAACCTTCACCAAATGGTTTTACTGATTCGCCCGAACGCCGAATAGCGTCCCAACATAACCAATAGACGTGCGTTTGCATTTGGTCATCAACCATCGCGCGCATAAAACCCTTTTTGGCATACTGTTCGAAGCTCCACTCGAGTATGGGAGTAATTTCGTACTCCGTTACTTGTCCGTCAGCCCTTGTAACTTTTAACTTTGCCATTTGTTAGCCCTTTCGATTAATTACCAAGTGCCTGTTGTGGCCTTAGTTGGTACTGATTGGCATGGGAAGGTGACGCTCATTGTCTTGATGTCGCCTGTAGCTCCGTTGATTGGCTGGATGCCGTTCACGAAGATTGTGCCTGAGTATAGAACGTTTTCAGCTCCGACTGCTGCTGAGTCATCCTGAATTGCCTTGAAGTAAGCAGTTGTGCCATTCAAGCTATTGAGGGTCTGCAAGGTAGCAGATGAAACAGGGTCGATGAGCAGGTCGATTGTCAGCTGACCGCTATATAGCCCAGCGACCACCTTATGTGCGGAGTCGCCCATGGCTGTGACTTCCAGGGTGTCGTATGTGTCGTCGAATGAAAAGGATGTAACCCAATCACTCAAGTCGATGTTTGCAGGTGAAGATGAGCCAATCTTAAAGCCCACCTTGTTATTCATGCCTACTGCCATTTTTATTCCTCTTCTTTCTTAGTGGCTGGCTTTGATTTTGCTTCTTCTTTCACTTGGCCTATCTTAATCAAGAAAGCCAAATCTTCGTCTTTTTCTACTGACATTCTAGCTCCATTCCGTGAAAATGCTCAGTGCAATATCGCAGGTGAGCAAATCGCCTGTAGTTGATTCATACACCGACGGGATACTAACTGACCCAATTCGGAATTTCAGAGAGGACGCGTTTATCTTTGTCATGACTGCGACAATCATGTCTTCAAGCCCAGCGAGATTTCCCTGGTTGTCGAGGAGTGGCACAAATAAAGCAAGACGGAAATTCGCCATTGGAGCGATTGAGATTTCCTGGTTATTGGTAGGCGTGATGTACGGGTCAGCCGGATTAATCGTGATGCTGTTAGCAATAGGGGACGCTGGAGGAAAGCTAAAGACACTGTATTTAGTGTTATCAACTAAAGCCGTGGCGATAGTAGTGCGCAAGGTGGTAATTGCTGCCATCAATGCACCATTGAGCGAGGGTCGAGATAAGGCGCGATAAGGCCACGAACTCGAGCTACTAAAGTGTTTGACATTGTAAATGGAGAAGGAGTGAAACCATCAACGCTCATCGCCTGTCCGGATGGCGCTTGCCTTGCTTGCCAAATTGCTTCAGCAATAAGAAGTGATGCAGTTTGAACAGCCGGGATTGTTGTGTAATCTGTGTAGCTTTCAGCTGTAATAGTTCCATAAGGATTAATAGGATGCTTAGGTGTATCTGTTACATGATTGGTTGTAACCTGAACAAAGTCAACACCGACAGCAGTAATTGTTTTGCTGCCGTTGAAATGTGAACCTGAACCAGTGATGTTAATTGTCTGACCTACATAGAAGCCGGATGCATCCTGGACGTAAAGTGTTCCTGTAGTTCCCTTATTTGAATGAGCAATAATTGAAGTCGTGTTTGACCATAGGAAGGGAATCAACACATTGTCAGCGGCATCGCAAACTTCCTGGAGCGTAGCGTCCGAGTACAATTGGCCTACGCCAAGTGCGCTGCGAAGCTCTGCGACTGTCGTGTAAGACATTTGATTCCTTTCCTAAAGCCCCGGAGAGTAGAAGGGCTCTGCTACCCCCCGGGGTGACTTAGATGTGAAGGTTAAGCAACCATCCACTTGTAAGCGCCAGCGCCTACCTTTGTTGCAATTGCGCCGAAGCCGTTGTAAGACACAGAAATCTGACCAGTTGAAATGGTGTTTGATTCGAGTGTAAATGTTGAGCTTTCGTACCATGTGTATGACTCAGGGTTGACAACAATCATTGTTCCGTCGCCTGTTCCTGATAGTGAGCGTGAGACGTAAAGGTTTAGGCCGTGTACGTTTCCGCGGACACCTGTTGGTGTTAGGTTTGCAGATGCGTTCTGTGGGTTGATTGTCTGAACGTATAGAGGGCGGTTTGAGCCATCTACGAGTCCCATGATTGCGCCCCACTGCTCAGGTGATACGACAAGGTTTGTCGCAAATCCGAGAGTGTTTGTATAAACAGAAACAGCTGCATCTGAAATGAAGTCAAGAAGGTTTGCTGCTGTGAGTGTGCGGTTTCCGCCATCTGTTGCGCCAGCTGCTACGGCTGTTCCCACTGCTGCGTTTGTAGCCTTTGCATAAGCAAACTCCATTTGACGTACAAGCTCTGCATAGAACGCAGGGCTTGAGCGGTAAAGAAGTTCTGCTGAAAATGTCTGCTGGCCTGAATACTTCTTAACAGACACTGACAAGAAGCTGTCGTTGAGGTCTTGCTCTGATGGAGCTGCGCCTTCTGCTGTTTCTGCAACTGTTGGAACTTGTGTAATCTTTGGGATTTCAAAAGTCATTCCAGCGTCAGGAAGTGTGCCGCGTGAAATTGCATCAATGAATGGACGGTCAGCATTTGAAAGTGGGTTAATCACTTCTGTTAGCTGGCGTGTAGGAATGAGACCCGCGTTATCAGTGGTATCTGCTGCAAAAGCGAGATACTGACGAGCTTCGTCATCATGAAGAACAGACGCACGAATTGAGTTCTCGAGGTACTTTTCTTTTGTTAGTTCAAAACGTGGCTTTGCATAAGCCATCGCTGTTACAGTAGGACGAGCAGCTTCCACAGCCGCAGCTTCTACTGATGGTGCTTCAACTGTAGGTGTGTTTTCCACTTCTACTGTCTCGCTTTCTGTAGTTGGTAGGGTTTGTTCAATGACAGTTTCTTCTTTCGATTCTTCTGCCAATACTGAGGTGACAGCTGCGCTCTTAAATGCGGCAGCCTGGACAAGCGATACTTCTTTGAGAAGTGCCGCTGTGACGTGGATTACTCCATCGACAATTTTTGACTTGATTACTTCTACGCCCACAGACAGACCTGCGCGTAATTCATCCGCGGCTTCTGCCAATGCGTCAGATGCTCGCTGAGTCTTGCTTAGCTTGAAGCTCGCAATCATTTCGTCTTCGCTTGCTTGAATCATTTGAGACCATCCGAGCGGCTTCTTTGCGTCATGCTCAAGAAGAAGCTTCACACGTCCGGATTCAGGAAGTTCGATTGAACCTGATTCAAAAATAACTTTGCCAGCTGAGGTGTAACCGATTTCGTTATTGAATGGCACGATTTTGCCTGTAATGGTGCGGGTTGCTTCGTCCGCAACTAAGTCCGCTGAGAAGGTTAATAGTTCGCTCATGAAAGCATCCCATCCGCTCCGTTTGGTGTTAGGTCTGTCATCTCCATAGCTTGCTCACTTGTAATGAGTTCAAGTTGAAGAAGTTTTTCGATTACTGCCAATTCATCAAGTGGGTTGTGGCGTAAGAATGTGTCTGCTACCGCGAAGCGCACAATGTTGCCGTTAGCGGTTATGTCATTCATGCTGAGTCTGTCTTCAACCGCTGAGATGTAAGGCTGCAGAGATAACGCAACAAATTGCTTGCGCTCATCCTGGATATTGGAATAAGTCATTGATGTATTTTGGTCAGCGCTTAGCAGGTAGCTAGGGACGTTCATCAAACGGCTGATTTCGGTGCTGAGGTTTTGAATTGCTTCGTTGTAGAGCATGTCTTTAGGTGAAAAACCGACTGCCTCATAACTGAGAGTGGAAGTGAGATATGCAGTTGACCTCTGTTGTCTAGCGGTGCGCCATGCCGCAAGTAATGATTGAACTTCTGCTGGTGGTAAATCCGCACCGTTATTTTTCAGATAACCCGTCATCATCGGCGTGGATGCAGCTACACGCGCAGCATTTTGCACGTCAATCGCTGCACGAATTGTAGAACCGCCTCGAGTTAAGATTCCTTCATCAAATGCCTGGAATGTAACTAATGAACCAAGTCCATCCATCGGCACTGTTGTTCCATCTACTGCGTAAGATTTGACGTAGTTATTTCCTGAATCAAGTTGAATTGAAACACGTGAATTTGCAATCCATTCAAAACGAGCTGGTCTTCCATCTTCAAGATAAGTCTCGACAACACGCCAATACGCAACCCCAAACATGATGAGGCTGTCAATCGTCCACGCAAGTGTTACTGAACGTGGTTGTGAATAAGAAGGTTGCTCCATCCATAGTGGCTTGCCTAATTCTTCACCTGTTGACTTCTTGTAAAGTTCCATGGGAATTGATGCGATTGTGCCAGCAATAAGATTGCGGCAACGTGCAACGGATGGCACTGTCATGGCTTCATTACGAGTGACAGCAGTTAAATTCAGTGGGTTAGGTACAAAGAATCTGTCGCCTAAAACTTGTGGCGCAGCTTGCGCTTCAATCTTGCGTGAAAAGAGACCCATAGAGTGCAATTATACACCCTGAGTCTGTCATTCCGTGTATATAGCCGCTGTCTGTTGTGGTTGCATCAACTTGCTTATAATCATGGCAATTGAAATAGGGGCTGCAATATCGCCCGCCGATTTGCGTTTAATTATTCTCCACGCGCTGTCATTAACTTTGGCAGCCACGTTTGAAAATTGGTCGATGAGTTCTCTTTGACCATTGTGAACCATTCTTTGATTGACAACGGCATCCAGGAGGTCGCCACAAGCACGATAGAACTGCTGACCACTGCAATCTTCTACCACTTCGCCTGAATTGCTTAGCCTGTCTGCAATTGACTGCGTGGCGTACTTGTCAAACATAATCTGACGCGGCCTGTAGATTGTCGCCCATCCTTTTATGTCAGCCGCCACTTTGAGGTCGTCAATTGCAACTGCCGACTCCCAGGTTTGCAAGATTCCCACGCCAATGCGTCCATCAGGAAGAATCTGACCAGCGCACAAGCTTGCATGACGTTTGCTCGGGCTTACGTCGAATCCGAAAACTGTGTAACCACCCGCCGTAATTTCAAGACTTGAATCCGAACAATCCTCAATCGACCCAGGTGGAAAGGGTGACTGTAATGATGAGACCCACAAACACAATAGCTCCGTCATGATGCTCTCATGACTCGAAGTAGAGATTGCTTCTGAGATTGCTTCCTTACTGACGAAATGACCAAGCGCAGGATTGGCTTGTGCTACACCTTCCCAAAATGCCAGGCTGTTGAGGTCAATCTTCAACATGGTTGGTGCTGAATATTCGTAATAGCCAAATGTCTTTGGCGGGTTCTCGTACGCCCTGGCCTTGAGTTCGTTCAAACTTTCTGAGAACGCATCTCCGGCGTTGCTAGTCCAAAAGGTCTGACCATCTGTAGCGCGAGTGGTTGGTGTGATAGCAGTAAACGCTTCATTTGACCATTCACGCAACTCGTCACCCCAGGTGAAGTGGCTTGTGCGTCCACGGCTGCCATCTCTCGTTGCAGCTACTACATCAAGACGACCGCCACCAAACTCCGGCAATAGCTCAATCGACTCAGTGCCGTTCGCGTAGCGAATAGCCTTGATTTGGCAATTCAGCCATTCGTTAGCTTCTATCAAGTAGGCCATCTCACGAAATGAGACCAGCGCCATCGCTCTATTGGACGAAGCTATCAATATGCGATTGGACTTAAACAGGAAGAGGTGAGCCAGGCACATAATTCTACCTAGATGCGACTTTCCTGATTGTCGGGCTACAAGTAGCAGCCCAGTGCGCCGGATGAACTTGTCTTTGCCATCTACTGAGAAAAAATCTTTGACAATCAATTCTTGCCAGGGCATAAGTGGCTGACCAAGCTTCTTAGCAAATTCAATTACTTCATCGCCCCGTGTTTTGCCTTTCAGAAGTGGGCTGTGAACGCGTGGCTTGAGTGACCCCCTGATGCTTTTGATTGTCTTGGCTGGCATCGGGATTAATTCGTCACTGGTCGGGACTGAAACGGACTGTCCTGGTGAATCTTTGACTGCGTTGGGGAGGGATGGGCAGG